CAACCTGGAACGAAGACGAACTGGAATTGAAGTGCGAGCCCGTCGCCACCTCGGCCAAGCGGATCGGCCTTCGTCGGCACTACCAGTACGGCTGCGTCCACGTTCTGTACGCGGTCACGTCCTGCAGGGTGCCGCAACCCGCGCACACGGCCCAGGCGATCATCGCGTCGGCGATTGACTCGATCAACGTGGCCATCAGCTTCACGAACTTGCCGGCCAGCGTGACCCCTGCAAGCCTGACTGGCGGGATCTTCACGCTGTACCTGGCCGGTGGGCGCCGCATCCTGCGATCCATCACCGCTGCAACGAATACCGGCGCTGCCTGGCAGATCCGCTTAATGTCAGCCGTGCCAGGCATGGCCAACGGCATGACGGTGGAAGTCTCCAAGGGTTGCCTGCACAATTGGGATGCGTGCAAAGCATTCAACAACACGGTGAATTACGGCGGGTGCCCAAACATCCCCACCAAAGACCCGTTCCGCACCAACACTTTTTGAGGACATGCCATGTGGGTACAACTCGGATGGGCAATCGTGGTGGCGCTGGCGTCATCGCTTATTTCCTACGCACTGCAGCGCGCACCGAAGGCTGCAGCAGCGCCGGCCGCTGAAACAGTTACGTCGCCATCGCTCGACGCGGGAACCCCGCTGCAGGTAGTGTTCGGTCGCAAGCGAATTCGCAACCCGAATACCCTGTATTACGGCGGCGACCGCACCACGGAGATCAAAAAATGACATCAGGAATCATGGTTTATGCGTCTGACGCGGTGGCCGGCGGTAACTGCATGAGCGGATCGCGGGAATGGGCCAAGGCTCACGGGCTCGACTTCCGGGCCTTTATGCGTGAGGGCATCCCTATCGAAACGCTGCGCGCCCTGGAATGTCCGCTGGCCGACCGTGCATGTGATGCGGCCGAGGCCCGGGCCGCCAGGGAGGCTGGTCAATGAGCGGCGGGTCGAAGAAACCTAAAGCCAGTGTCGTCGGTTATCGGTATTACCGCACCCTGCATATGGGGCTTTGCCACGGTCCAATCGACACGCTGCGCGCGATCTGGATCAAGGACAAGGTAGCGTGGACCGGAACGCTGACACGGCAAAGCAGCGGCGCCTCGCGGATCGGCTACGTCGACAACCCCGGCCTGTTTGGCGGTGATGACCTTGAGGGCGGCGCGCAAGGCTGGTTCGAGGTGAACTTCGGGGCGCTCGACCAAGTGCTGCTGGGCGTCAATGCCGATGGTACGTCGAACGTCACGTCGATCTCGACGCTGGGCCTGATCGTCAACCCGGTGATGCCGGCCAAGGCAACGAACTTTCGCGGCATGGCGGTGGTGAACTTCCTCGACTTCTACTGGGGCAGCAACCCGTATCTCAGCGACATCGCCTTCGAGATCGACAGCTACTGGCAGAACTGGTACGGCACCAAAGCGATTATCGGTGTCGACTCCAACCCGGCCAACATCATCTACCAGGCGATCACCAACGACCAATGGGGCCTGGGTTACACCATCGATCAGATCGACGACCTATCGTTTCGCAAGACAGCCGACACGCTGTTCACCGAGGGCCTGGGCCTGTCGCAAGCCTGGTCGGAGCAGGAAGAGATCGAGTCGTTCATCGATGGGATTTGCGAGCAGATCGACGGGGTCTTTTTCTACAACCAGCGCACCGGCAAATGGACCTTGAATTTGGTGCGTGCTGGCGACCCGGTGAAAATGAAACTGGACGCGAGCAACTGCAAGCTGACCAGCTTTAGCCGGCGGGCACTCGGTGAGACCGTCAATGAGTTGACCGTGCGCTACGTCAGCCCCGAGACCGAAGAGTATGTCGCGGTCACCGTGCAGGACATCGCCAACATCCAAGCCACCGGCCAGGTGATCCCCGGCTCTAAAGACTATCCCGGTGTGCGGCGTGAATCCCTGGCCGCCAAACTCGGCTTGCGGGATCTGCGCGAAGTAGGCGCCACCCTGGCGTCGGCCGAAGTCACCGCGAACCGCCAGGCGTGGAACCTCAACCCCGGCGAAGTCGTCGAGTTTGAATGGACTATCGGCAACACCCTGGCGACCATCTTCATGCGCGTCACCCAGGTGACCCAGGTGCAGGACCTCCCCGACATCCGGCTGAGCCTTGTTGAAGACGTTTTCAGCCAGGACGAAAGCAGCTTTACGGGCGACAGCGAAACCGGCTGGGTCGATGACCGCCAGCAGCCCACCCAGTTCGATCTGGTGGTGCCGTTCGAGCTGCCTTACTGGTACGTCTTCCAGGCGGGCAGTGGCGTGGTACCGGATGACCTCGTGACCTACGGCGCCGTGTTGCCGGTGTCACCGAATGGCGCGACCAAGTCCGTCACGCTGCACGCGCTGCGCACCCTGGCGTCGACCTCGGTGTACGAGGAAGTCGACCGGGCCAACGTGACGCCATCGGGCCTGCTCATGGCAGATCTGACTCGCTCGGTGACCACGTCGACCATCAACCTGCTGCAGTCCAGCATCACCGCGTTCCGGCTGATCGAGGTGGATTCGTTCGCCGTGATCGGGGATGGCGAGGGCGCCGAGATGGTGCGCGTCGTGGGTAGCATGGTCGATGGTGTGGCAACGATCCAACGCGGCTTGATGGACACCCACCCGAAGGCATGGCCGATTGGGACGCGCATCTACTTCATCGGCGAGCAGCAATTCCCTGCAGACAGCACGCCGCGCTCGATGGCCGAGGTCGTCAGCTACAAGGCCACGATGCAAACCTCGTTGGGCACCACCACCATCGACGATGTACCGGTTACCAGCGAGATCCTGATCGGGCGCCAGGGCCGGCCGTATAGCGTGGCCAACGTGAAGATCGCAACCGTGTACTGGCCTGACAGCGTGTCGAACGAAAGCGGTTATCTGCGCGTCACTTGGAACACCCGCAACCGTCTGCTGCAGAACGGCCAGGTCCAGGTGTTGTGGAACCAGCCGAGCGTTGCGCCCGAGGATGGCCAGCAAACACTGGTGTTCCTGAGCAAAGACGGCGCGGTGGTGTCCTCGGCGCTGATCACCAACGGCAATACCTTTCTCGACCTTCCGGTCAGCAACGCAATGAGCGGCACCGTGACGCTGTCCGTGCGTACAATCCGTGGTGACCTGGACAACTACCAAGATTTTGAACACACCTTCTCGCTCAACGTCGCCATCGCATCTGGCTGGGGCGCTGACTGGGGCACCGACTATGGCGACTAACTCAATGAGGATCTGCACATGCCTGCAGTAACAGGACCGAACCTAAGCCTTTCCTACGGCTGGACCCCACGCAGCGGCGCGACCCCCGGCGATTCCGGCTGGGGCGGCCCGGTGACCGAAAACTTCCGCAAGCTGGACGCGGTGAGTCAGATCAGCGTGATCAGCCGCACCCTGGCTACACCACCAGCCTCGCCGAGCAACGGGAACCGCTACATCATCCCTACCGGCGCAACGGGCATTTGGGCTGGCAAGACCAACCAGCTCGCCGTGTACATGGATGACGCCTGGTCTTACTACCCGCCACGGCGCGGCTGGCTTGCAGACGTGGCCGCCGAGACCGCCCTGGCATCGTTCGATGGGTCCAACTGGGTGATCTTGGTCGCCCCGCTGCCCTACATCGACGTGTACAACCCTGGCACGTTCACGCTCGATGCGGGTGCAGCGTTGACCCTGATCCCGCTCACCGGCTCGATCCAGCAAGTCGGCGGCGGGTGGGACTCGGGCACCAGCAAGTACACCCCGCCAAGCGACGGCGTCTATCTCGTCGAGGCGATGATCCGGCCAATCCGCTCGGGCACGAACAGCATGGAGGCAGACGTAAACCTGCAGCTCGGGTTCGGCGTATCGCCTGCTGACAACATCGACTTGGTCGCGGCCACGTCGCCGGATCTGCTACCGTTTACCGTGTCGTTCTGCAAGCCGATGCGGCTGTCGGCGTCGGCGTCATACGGCATCTATGGCAAGCATACCGGCGCCGGATCGGTCGGTTTTATCCACGGCCAGTTGAAAATTACGCGACTTGGTGCCTGATTTGCATTGCGGTCAGGTATTATCCACCCGACCGCAACACCCCATAACCGCCAACCGGCGCTGCAAACTAAGGAGTTGGCCGCATGGCTGATCAAGATTATCCCTCGCTGTATGCCGCTGAGGAAGCCGCCGCCGCACGCGCAACCGCTGCCGCGACTTCCTTTCTGGCGATGCTGGTCGGCGGTGTTGACGCGGTGGTGCCGGTTACTGGCTACCCGGATCAACCGAGCTTTGCCAAGCGCATTGCCGACATGTTCAACCAACAAGAAGTCCGATTCATCACCCTGGCACCGGAAAGCGGCTATGCCTTTGCGATTGCTGACAGCCAGAATCGCGCCGCAATCCTGATTGGCCTGGATGGTGCAGTGACCATTCCTAAATTCGCTGCAGCCATCAATTCGATTGACGGGCGCAGCCTTATCACTGGCACGGTTACAAAGGATAGCCTTGTGGATGAAGTCACTGACGTTCTAGCGGATGTGCTGCAGCCCGAGACCGGGTATGTGTGGGCGGTGGTCGACGACACCGGCAAGATGGGCCTGGCGCTTAGCGCTGACGGGTTCGTCGAAGGCAAGTTCCGGCTCATGGCGAAAGCCGTAGTCACCTCGAACCTGGCCGACGATGTCACCGAGGTGCTGGCTAAAACCCTGTCACCGGAAAGCGGTTACCTTTGGGTTGTGACTGACAGCGTCGGCCGCATCGCGCTGGGCATCACCACCGAGGGGAAGGTTACCGGCGACTTCGATGTGCCCGCGCCGCCTGATCCCGAGGGCCTGGTGTACCTCTTGCCCACGGTCGACCTGCTTTGCGCTGGCGACTCGCTGACCGCGAATAGCAGCCAGATCACCTGGCGCGAGCAACTGATCCCCCTGGTCAGCGCGCGCACGATCTACAACGGCGGCATCGGGGGCCAGACGGCCACGCAGATCGCCGGCCGATTCGGCGCCGGCTGCTCGCTTGTCACCGTCACCGGCAACCAGATTCCCGCCTCGGGCGCCGTCACGCTCACCGGGATGACCATTCAACTGCTCAGCACCCCGGCGGTCAGCAGCGGTACGACCACGATGAAAGGCTACCTTGGCGGCATCCTCGGTACCCTGAGTTGCGCGCACGCGGCTGCAGACGTGGACGATGTCTACACCTTCACCCGCGACGTGGCTGGGGATGCTCGCTACAGTGCGCCCAAGTCGCCTTTCCAACCGGTCGTTGCCGGCGATGGGTTCTACACCGAGATCATCTGGATGGGCCGCAACGACCTCAACGATGGGATCGACATCGAGATCACAAAGACCGCGATTCGCCGCATGGTCGGTGTGCAGAAGACCGCCGACAAGCGATTCCTGATCATCACCCCACCGATGGGCGGAACCACCACCCCAGGCCAATCGACTGCCGAGGGCATCGGTACCGCCAAGTTCAACCAGTGCGTGGCGCTGGAAGACTGGGCGACCAACGAATACGGCGACCGCGTGATCAAGATCCGCGAGTGGCTGATGCAGTTCAACAACGGAAGCGCTGACGACCTCGACGATGTGGCGAAAGGGGTTGTCCCTCGCTCGCTTCGCATCGATACTCAGCACAACACGACAATCAGCAACGGGTATATCGCCCAGCGCATTGCTTATGAACTTAATCGGAGGGCTTGGTAATGGCCGGGCAAAAAATCGTTCTTTCTGGCGTGACGTTCACCGACACCACGCTGCCCGTGCTGCGCGCAGACGGTCTGCTGTCGGCCGGCTCGCTGTACCTGTTCGACCTGTCGCACAGCCAGGGCGGCGTCACCGGGATGCCGATCACCGGCACTCCAATTCCCAACATCGCCTACGCCGAAGCTGCCGCTATCCTTGGCTCGGGCAGTGCAGCAACGCTGGCAGGCTCGTTCCTGAATAATGCGCAAGCCGCCGACGCGCTGTTTGAGCGCACCAGCAAACTCGGCATCCAGGGCATCTACAGCCAGGTGAACAACTCCAACACCAGCCGGGGCGCGCAGATCAACGTCGCAACCGCGATCCGCGATTACATGATCGCCAACAAGACCCACCTGTTCTACATCTCGGTGTGGGCACGCCGTACCCGCGCAGCCATCGCAACGGGTCACCGCTTCATGGAGATCGGCGGCGGCGGCACCTACCTGGGCTTCCTTGGCGCTACAGGCGCGACCTCGAAGGTGGCCGGGTCGAGCAAGATCGTCGGCGGTGCCAACACCGTGGCCAACCGCTTCGCCGCGATGACCGCCCAGGCGGGTTCCGGT